CTACTGTTCTCCAGATTCTGATAATCCATGGCGAACAATAAGAACACTACAGCCGCTTTGCTGATTAGTTAGCCATAACGGTGAACTTTGCTGGATAGTTTGAGAAATATCATTTCGCCGGAGGCTTATACACTGATTACTCAAGCTTACAACTGCAGGTGCATCAAAGCGCTCCGGACTATCAGTATCACGCATAGCTGTAAACAGAATATAATCACTACCAGCCATATCATATTCCGTTTCTTTTAGTCTTAACAAGCCATCCTCTCTTGTAATATTAACTGTAATTAAAGATGTCTCATCATGATGGGCATAGCGCTGTGTATTAAGAATTAAATGCTCTTCCAGAAATTTTACAGGGTTACTACGTATTTCATTCATTATACACCGAAGCTCTGAACGATGCGGCACCAGAAAGTGCCCGGTATTTTGTGAAATAATACTACTTACCTTGATTGTTTTCTCTCCAGCTCATGGAAAATAACTCGCGTATTATATTGTTTTACCAACCACAGGCCCCGAATGCCTGTGGTGTTTTTATATAAATTATCGGAAGTTAATATTGTTTCATTTGAAACATCTTAACTATCTTTTATAACAAAATTTCCCCTGACATGGTCATAAGTACATTCTTCAGTTTTTACAATCATTGATTCCGTTATTTCCTCTCGTGTCAATGGATGAGGTAAGTCTTCACGAACTAAACGTTCCAATGCAAGGACATCAAATAAGCAGCATACTACTGAATCCTCTGAATTTCTGACCAATACGCCTTCTTCTGGTTGCTCAAGTGTAATTGGACATTGAGCAGCCTCAGGCGGGCACTGAAGGTCATCTGGATTAACAGAAAACTTACATTGAGATATTTTATCCTGAAGACTCTCTTGCGATTGTGTAATCATACTTAACATTCTCTCGCCAAGAGCCTGAGGCCCATTATTGAACCCTAAAAGCAATAATTCAGTAAATAATCCCCCAGTGCCATCGCTGGCCAGAAAGCGCCCATCTGTTGGACTATATTCAATTCTGACAGTTTCACCACCCATTGTAAATTCTCCACGCCCAGTGGCTGCAACTTGAGCACGAAGAACCTCCATTCCAAGGCTGAACGAAGATGAATTAATACCTGAGGTTAATGGCATAACAAAACTCCCTATTTTAATTTGAACTCCAGACTTAAATAGCTGTAACAAACATCGGCCTTATATGGCAACACAAAAACCGGAGCCGGACTCCGTTTTTTGTGTGTCGGGCTGTTCATTCTATCCTTTCAACATTGAGTCTGATTGGCATTTATAGGTTATAACGTCGGTATTATCGGCCACTCAATATCCAGTGCAGTTGATGTATCAACACGGTTCAGTAACACCCGATACTTTTCAGTATGCCAAAGGGATGATCACCCGTGAGATAGCCGCCGCGTTCATGCTCATGCCAAAACATGGGGCACACAGAAAGTGATGGAATTAGATCTATATGGCATTTCATCATCAAATGCTGTTGACGGACTTACAGTCCGTGACTTACTACACAAATATTTAAATGACCAAATGCCGGAGGTAAAGCAGACCGTACTAAAAGATATGTGCTAGAACTGCTTATGGATAGTGACATCTCCGCGATCAAACTATCTGAACTGACAGAAAATGACGTAATTGAACATTGCAGGCTGAGAAACAACGCTGGTGCAGGTCCAGCAACAGTCAGTCACGATGTTAGTTATCTTGGCAGTGTTCTGGATGCAGCCAAACCTATATACGGAATTAATTACACATCAAACCCGGCGAAAAGTGCTCGTCCATATCTACTTAAACTTGCTTTGATTGGTAAATCAAACCGTCGTAATCGTAGACCAGCAGTTGATGAACTTGACATGCTCATTGAAGCCCTTCAACAACGATCTACTCATAAATGTTCAAAAATTCCGTTCGTTGATATCCTCAAAAGTTCAGCCTAGGCTATGCTGAACCGGTTTTCCTGAATCATTTTACCGTATGGTTAAATTTTAACGTCATAATACTTATTATTATGGTTACAAATAATTGCAGTTTTAACAAAAGCTAACTACATAGTGATTTTATTATCTCAATGTTTTTTTTCAATATTATCGGTGTCATACTCAAACAACTGGAAACTAAAATTGTCATGCTTTTGATATTGAATATTTTCCTTTCGTAACATTTTAACATTTCCATCAATATCAAATAACGTTGCAATCTGCTCCAAATCTGTCTTATTTTGAGACATGCAGGAGAAGTAATTACAAATATCATCCAGCAAAATCGGAGTCAATGCTTTATGCGTCATCCAGTCCTCAAATCTTAACTTTCTGGTGACGCCCTCTCCTAAATCTGACTGATACAAGAATGCAGGACGACAAGAGTTTTCTCCTTTGGGAATATCGACAATGTAAGCATGACCAAGCGCACCATCATTAACACGTAATACAAAGCTCTTACATTCAGGCATACAGGACAGGCGTTCCTGAAGCTGCTCGAGCGATAGTGTCTGTTCATTTTCAAAGCAGTAACTGAAGCCATCCTTGTCCAGAAATAGTTTCATAATAGCATTAGCGGTAACTCCGCAGGAGGGTTCCACAATGCCTTTCTCTCGCCCTATAATAACCTCAACCTCCTCAATCGACATCCCCCAGTCTGTTGCCATCTGTTTGATGTTAGAGTCGATATTTTGCATTATTGCAGCAGGATTTTTCTGATGTATAGGTACTTCGTGGTCATCACTATTTAGCAATACATTAGCTTTGAGGTTCTGTGAGCACAGGGAAGCAAAATCTCTTACATGTAAGGCTGAAGTGTGTTGCATGGGAGATAATACAGCTTCAGTATTTACAGATATGGCCCCTGTCAGACAGGACGCGGACGTCGGGGGGGGAAGGGTAATGTCTTTCATATCTCATTCATTCACTCTATGTTTATCTATAAATACAGGCGAGGTGCAAAAGGAACTTCTGGCATGGGCATTATGTCATGTCTGAAATTTTTCTGGTGCCTGTATGCCATTCGCCAGTCTCTCAGCGGCATTGTCCATTTCTGTGACGCGGCCTGGATTGCCAGCCACACCACTTTTTACCAACTCCATCCATGCAACAAATCCACTACACTGGATAAAATTACTAAATTTTACTTAATACCACACTAATAAGATCTTGCTTTCCTCCATGATAAGATTGCATTATTTGATTTTCACTCCATGAACGTTCAGAAATATTATAAGATGATATATCTATTGGATTAAATTCATTTCTCGTGCGATCATATAAGACATTTGTCTCTGTTGTATCGATAAAAAGAATTCCTTTTTGCTCAAGCCTGTCAAACATATCATAAATGGCATGCTCAGCCTGTGCCGGCAAGGACGAAATATTTAAAAGCGATTCTCCATTTATTTTATCCATTCTAATACCAATAATATCGCCATTATCGCCATATATTTTTTCTGCACTCCCGGCACCATAATATTGGTTGAAGCAACGAACTTCGTTTGTTACCTCTTCATTGCTTTGAGATGCAGTAAACATCTTCAGGACTTTTGTTGCATCCTCAGCATCTTCATATACTACAGCGTTACCCCCTTTGCCAATAACATTACCAGGCACAGGCAACCTGTTATAGTCCACACTCGGTAACTCTGGCGGTGCATAATCAACAGGAGGTAAATCAGGTCTATTCGAATGAACAGCACCTCTTTCCATAGTCCTATTCACTGGCGATGAATTCAGCATCACCTCAATTTTCCTGCTAATCTCTCCCTTAGGCCATCCCAGCCTGTGCAACAGATTAGTAAAGCAACCACTATGACTTTCTCTTGTAACGCAAAACTTATTATCAGTGACAACAACACGATATGTTCTGTTGCCCACCTTTACTTGCGCCCCATTATCCGAGCTAGCAGCTGCATCCCTTACAGAGGATAAAATACGACTGTCAGGAGAAGTCAGGTTTCTGGTTAAAGAATTCCATGAACACCCCAAATTTACAGAAGATGGTGATAGCATACATTTCAACCTTCAAAATGAATCAATCTTTACTTTCTTAACAAACATCGCCATGACATGACAACAAAAAACTGGAAATTAACTATTGTTTTTGAGTATCTGGCAACTCATTCATCCTTCCAGCATCCCGTCAGACGAACGTTTACGAACTATAAATCAGGTATTACTGGCCCTCGAAATCTGGAGATACTGACGTATCAACACGGTTCAGTAACACCCGATACCTCTTCCAGACTGTCAACAACGATGTCTCTTCATCCGTTGCGATCTGCAGCATCCTGAATATGAATGCCATAGCTTACGGCATCACGAAAAGTTTATGAGCGGCTCAAAGCATCAAGTATAGTATTATTAATCATATCGACCGTATGCTGATCAATGAGTCTGCCACGACTGTCATGGACGGCACGAATTACACTTTCGTATACGTTGCTTAAATCTGCTGCGGAAAGTGGTATTCGCTTGCCTATATCCAAAACGTAATCCGCATAGGCATTTTCAGCACGATTAGGAGCAATGGGAGCAGAGTATCCTGCCGGGGCGGAAAAGTTGAAGTTGGACTGTAATGAGGGAATTTTCATGTTGATACCTAATACCATGCAAATCATTTATTACAACAGAATAAACTTTATCAAATTCATTTACCATGAACTGCATGTATACTGACTTGTGTTCATGATCATATTAGGGTGTTTAAACTCAATAAAGTCACAAAAATGATTATAATTATGTAATGGTGTAAAGTTAAAATATTTCTTAACTCCTTTCCCCAAACCATCATAATATGGATGAGCATCTACTTTACTATGCATAAAAGAAAGTCCCTCAAGTAGAGCAGGATGATTACTACGGTTAACAATTATTGCACTATTTTCAATATTTACACTATCATTACGACGATCCACATGCATTGAAATTCCATCAGGAGCATATATTGTACCAAGCTTACCTGTAAGTATCATATCCATATCAAGATAGATACACCCCTCCCCGAATGAAATACCGTGATTCTTTGTATTATATGTGCACCTGAATATCTCTCCTGCTTTTAATAAGGCTAAATTTCTGAAGAAATCAAACCATGCATGATTTCTTTTCTTTGCATACATAGAAATCAAAGAATCCTGCTCCTTTGAAATTTCCCTCAGCTCTTTCTCTAACAGATTCAACAAGTATTCATCTCTTTTGTCTTCAGTTCGTAACCTTTGTTCACATATAATATCATGATAAATATCTGATAGTTTTCTGTCATACATACTGAAATCAACATCTTCCCGATAGATTATCATTACATTTTCAAAATCTCGTTCCAATTTTGAAAAAGCAGTCTTTTGGTTGACTGAAAAATCGCCATCAACAAAAATACCTATCATACGATCACTCTCTATCCTTGCCGCATTTGTGACATTATCTAAATAGGGATGCTGCTTAGTATTAACTATTGGAACCTCATCTTTCTTATATCGTTCAGGATTAGGTTCAAACCACTGAAAAAGAATAGGCGTTTTTTCATCAATGACCTTTAACTCATATTCCTTTCCGGCAAAAGAAACCGTTTGACAGGGTGAACTCTGCACTATATTTGCTGAGTTATGGAAAGTTGTCCTTATCGGTGAAAGCATTCGTCGTCCTGTTTATCCATATTTTCTTCACAACTAACTCTTTAATCTATTAATTATATTGGCATACTCAACCACAAAACCTCCAGCAGTTTTGCCACCTTTGCTTTCCTAACAAACATCACCATGGCATGCCAACAAAAACCGGAGCCGGACTCCGGTTTTGTGAAGCTGTCGGGTTACTTCATCCCGCCAATATTTTCCCACGTCCCGTCAGCACGCAGAATTTGCAGCGGTCTTACCACGCACTGTACCCACTGTTTTGACTATATCGCCTTCAATCTGGTTGGCTGACAGTTTCCCCTTAATCTGACAGTTCTCATTAATTGTGACATTGTTGAGCGTCCCGGCGTTCGCATTCACACTGCCACTGATATCTGCATTTTTAGCGGTCAGCTTCCAAAGGGTCAGGTTCGGTGTTTATTGTGCGCTGCGGTGCGCGGTGAAATACCGGTACAAAAATGCCCCGCATCTGCGAGGCATTTTCCTGAAAGTCACTTGTTAAATTTCAGTGAAATTAAAATTATTTTAAGCACTGCGTCCTGATGTATTCCTGCAGGTAGTTAACCTGCGCGGTTATCTTGTCGATTCCACCTCGGAGACGGTAATAATTGAGTTCAGCATCTGCTGTAAGTCCTGGGCTTTCTCCATCGCCCATGCTGCTGGCTCCGGTCGTTGACTTTGCACAGGTGGCGGAGACTTGCAGGCGCTTACGCCCAGCAGAAACATCAGCACGGAGACTTTCGATAGTCGCATTAGCATCAGCAAGCTCCTTTGTGTATCTGGCGTCGAGTTCTGCTACATCACGTTGACGCTTCTGCATGTCAGCGATGATGGATGTGGCTTTGTCGCGCTGGTCTTTGTAGGCGATGGCGTTATCACGGTAATGATTAACAGCCCATGACAGGCAGAGGATGATGCAAATAACCAGAGCGGAGATAATCGCGGTTACCCTGCTCATTGCTGCCCCCACAAACAGACTTCACGCTCAATATCACGACGGGTCATCAGCCCTTTCCATTGCTTACCGCCAGCGTATGTCCAGCGACGTAGCTGGTCACATGCGCCTTTGATATCACCCTGGTTTATTTTGCGAAGAAGCGTCGATGTTCTGAAATTACCAGCGCCCACGTTGTAAACGAACGAGTAAAGAGCGCCGCGCGTTGTTTCCGGTACCCGTCATCGCCACACCATCAGGAACGGGAGCATCCGTATACAGATAAATCCCCAGCCCGAACTGATTGTTGGTCAGTGCGCCTGACAGGCGGAACTTACAGGTCAGTCTGCCGCCCTGTGTCAGCAGGGTAATTGCGTCATCCACCGGATGCGTCAGGGACCAGGTTTTATTGCTCTGCTTGGTGATCTTAAATACACCATCTGACAACTGAATTCCGCCATCCTTAATGCTCCAGCCCTGCGCAGCAGCCTCTCCGGCTGCCGGCAGCAGGGAGATTGTGCGAACGGACGTATCTGCAGACGGACCCGATGGCGTGTTGCCGCCGGGCGAGGGTTTGATTTCCGGTGCCTTACCACTGATGAAGGCTGAGGTGCGCCCGGCTGCGTTCAGAATAGCGGTTGCCAGACGATCCGGAATAATGCTCCTGCGCGCCCATGAACTGAAATGTGTCGGGCGGTTTGATGATACCTGGTTTCCATTCGTTCTCGATGCCGCACCGTAATATCCTGATGCCGGAATATCCGGATCTTCTGCCGGCGCGTTAGTGGCGGTATTGACGCCGTTACCATCTGTCATGAAGGGCACAAAATAAACGCCCTCACTCTCCCTGTTTTTATACCCGCCGTACACGGTGTCGTACTGGGTAGCGTATGTATTTTTCCAGTAATACGTCGTGTCACCACAAACCCACGGCACATCTGCAGCACTGCCACCATGGCACTGCGCGTTAAACACGGAGAGGTCAGCACGAAACTGTGTCAGCATGGCTGTAAACAGCGCAGGTTGCTGTGCGTGGGTGGCGGCGCTCATGTCAAACTCACCCTGCATCCAGCAGACGGCCAGCAGAACGTTTTTGGGATTTTTCTGCAATGCCGCTTTTGTGCGGGAAATCAGATCCTGATATAACGGCTTGCCCACCCCCCAGCGTGCCGAATCCTGACTGGCCCCCGTGGACTCGCTGAATGTCCCCTCCGCGCCCTGGGTAAATGCCGAACCACCACGACAGCATGGTACCAGCAGGATCCCCGCGTTATTCGGGATATACGGGAGCAGTTTTTTGGCAATATGTAAACCCTGACCGACACAGCCGTACTGCCCTTTGCTCAGGTCAGCCCTCGGATGATTCAGCGTACTCATATCCTGCACATCATGCAGACAGTGGTCAGCCGGAATAATATCGTTATATCTGCAGGCAGCCCCGCCCGGCGTCACTGTACTGCGGCGCGCCAGCTGTTTAATGCGCGGATCCGGAGCATCGTATGAATCCGGCAGCGGAAGCCCTTCACCGTAAGCCATGGCATTGGACTGCCCGGCCAGTACGATGACGTAGTACCAATCCGGCTCAGATGAAGGGCCGACCTGTGGCTCTCCTTCAATAGCCACCGCCTGCATCAGTGTGTACGGCGTAATGGCAACCGGTCCGCCGTATGGCTGCCAGCCCTCTTTCAGTTTGTGTGTCAGCTTTTCCGCAAGGTCTGACGGCGACGCCGCCCTGACAACATCGTAATGTTTAATCGACATCGAATTTCTCCCGTGTAGAGGAACAGAGTTAAAAAGCCGGAAGCGGAATCAAATCACTGGATGACCATCTGCCAGTGGCAGGTCATAAAAAAAAGGCTGCGCAATGCGCAGCCAGAACTCACAAGGAAAATGATAAAAGGAATAACACTAGTGATGTACGCATGGCGCCTCCCGCTAAGTTCTGCAATGATCAAACAGAACTCGCTACGTGCCCTTAAAACTCGATCATTTAGCCCCTCCAAGGAGGATTCACCATGCGGTTGATTTTTTAATAAACAGTAAACAAAAAAGTCAAGAATTATTCATTCTGTTCTTTCATCATCGGCCACAGCAATACCACAATGCCGCAGACCAGAGCGCCATCAGTCAGTACCAACATTATCCTGCTGGTGAAATCCATCATCACCATCACTAAAAGCAGGATCACAACAGCAAGCAGACACAGTTTATAAAACAATGTTCAGAAAACGCATTCAGCATGCCTAAGGTTCTATTCCTACGAATAGCCAACTTGCAACTTAAAATATTATTTATGCAGCCAATTAAATTCTGGTCCTTACAATATCAACCTGAAGATTCTTATCTTGTGCTGATTGATAAATGACAAACCTTTTACTACCTGCATTGAAAGAAGTAGACAAAACCAGACAATTATCATAACGAGCAAGAACATAATACCAACCATCATTATAATTAATCATTTCATATTCTTTCTTAAACTGTGGTTTGTAATATCCTGTCAGAAATGAAAAAAGCCAAAAATATGCCACAAAAGCAATCATCACAATCTCAAAAAAATGTTTTTTTATAAATGGCTTATCATAGAAGCATGATACCGATAAAAATCGCCCATAAGATCTTATCGAAATTGTAACCGCCAGCGCAATCGCTGCTGACAGTAGCAAAAGAGGTACCTGAATCTTCTGTCTCAATATAGAAAACTCAATAATTGCCGGCACAAACAATAATTCCACAGCAAAATAAAGGCGAAATACATTTAGCTCTTGCATAGAATGTTTTCTTTTCACTGCGAAAAAGAATACAACACCAATACCCCAACCGATAAGAAATATAGCAATGACGATAACTGCAAAAAATAAACTTCTGGCAACATCATCAACACCTGCACCTACAATCCACCATGGGAAGCCGTAGTAAAAAGAAGTACCCCATCCATAGAAATAAGCACTCCCCCATCCAAGGCATCCCATGTAGGCAATAAAAAGTGAAGAACTCCTGAGCAGCGCACCATCCTTCATAACCACCCCAATACAAGATGATAACATTGGCTTACAACTCATAACAAAAGCAATTCAATGCCGTCAAGAGGTTACAGGCTAAAAAAACTCTATTACATAGCAGCCAGCATGTTTACCGTACAAGTACAACTCAGGGCATAAAAACTACTCGGCGGCAGGTTATTGAGACTCATCAATGACATGTAAAAAACGCCCATTATTGGTGTCAAGTTTCCCCAAAGTTATTCAAAAAGTCAATATTATGCCGTTAATATGTTGCCATCCGTGGCAATCATGGCGCTAACGTGTGATCGCATTCAAAATGTTGTCTGCGATTGACTCTTCCTTGTGGCATTGCACAACCAGAGCGTCATACAGCGGCTTAACAGTGCGTGACCAGGTGGGTTGGGTAAGGTTTGGGATTAGCATCGTCACAGCGCGATATGCGGCGCTTGCTGGCATTCTTGAATAACCGACGCCTTTACATCTTCCGCACTCTTTCTCAGCAACTCTCCCCCACAGCTCTGTTTTGGCTATATCAACCGCACGGCCTGTACCGTGGCAATCTCTGCATCTTGCGCCCGGCGTAGCGGCACTACGGCAATAATCCGCATAAGCGAATGTTGCGAGCACTTGCAGTACCTTTGCCTTAGTATTTCCTTCAAGCTTTGCCACGCCACGGTATTTCCCCGATACCTTGTGTGCAAATTGCATCAGATAGTTGATAGCCTTTTGTTTGTCGTTCTGGCTGAGTTCGTGCTTACCACAGAATACAGCCATTCCGAATCCGGCTTGTGATTGCGCCATCCCCATAGCAGCCATCACATCAGTACCGGAAAGAGAGTCAGAAGCCGTGGCCCGTGGTGAGTCGCTCATCATCGGGCTTTTTGGCGAATGAAATTTAGCTATGCTTTCGAGTCTCATGCGCCTTCTCCCTGTACCTGAATCAATGTGAGGTTTCCGCAGAACACTGCGCCAGTATCGATATACATCTGGTTGGCAAATTTGAGTGGTTTCACTGCTGGCGTATGACCAAAGATGAACGTGTCCGCGCCTTTGATTTCTTTCACGATCCCGTCTTGTGAGTTGCTGATTCGTTCGCGGTTCCAGATTACCTGCTGATGATCAACTGGCTTTCCAAACTCGTATTTATCACAAGGATAGCAATCCCCCAATTTGAGGGATGTTTTATCCCTCGTTTTAGGGGATTTTCCCTCGTTTTGAGGGATACACCATTCTGAGATGTTTTTATTTGGTCCAAACATGCCGCCTTGCTGCTTGATAATATTCATTCTGACGAGTTCTAACTTGGCTTCATTGCACCGTTTGACAGGTAACTTTGTAATCTCGCTAAGTTGAGAATCGGTGATTCTGTCCATTGGTTTATTCCACCCATAGGTTCTACGCAGAATGGCAAGCAGCACTTTAAACTGTCGCTTGGTCAGATCTGCGCCTGAATAAGCCTCAAGCAGCATATTTGATAGTCTGGCGTAACCATCATCGAGATCTGCCACATTACGCTCCTGTCCGGCAAAGTTACCTCTGCCGAAGTTGAGTATTTTTGCTGTATTTGTCATAATGACTCCTGTTGATAGTTCCAGTAATAACCTCAGAATTCCATCTGGATTTGTTCAGAACGCTCGGTTGCCGCCGGGCGTTTTTTATTGGTGAGAATCGAAGCAACTTGTCGTGCCAATCGAGCCATGTCGTCGTCGACGACACCCCATTCAAGAACAGCAAGCAGCATTGAGAACTTTGGAATCCAATCCCTCTTCCACCTGCTGATCTGCGACTTATCAACTCCCACAGCTTCCGCTGTCTTCTCAGTTCCAAGCATTGCGATTTTGTTAAGCAACGCACTCTCGATTCGTAGAGCCTCGTTGCGTTTGTTTGCACGAACCATATGTAAGTATTTCCTTAGATAACAATTGATTGAATGTATGCAAATAAATGCATACACCATAGGTGTGGTTTATTTTGATGCCCTTTTTCAGGGCTGGGATGTGTAAGAGCGGGAATGTCTTAAGCGGCTTTACCGCGTTTAGTTCCGTACTGTAACCAAACCGGATCACAGTTAAGCGCCATAGCAATCTCAAACAAGAAGCGCGGTCGCTTGGTTACTCCAGCTTCAATCAGTTGAATTGATTGCTGTTTAACACCGGCTTTGGTTGCCAGTTCGGTTTGCGTCATTTTTAACGCAATTCTCCTCTTCTTGAGGCGTTCAGAAAGAGTTTGCATATCGCCTCCATCAACAAACTTTCTTGTATTTTCATACAATGTATCTTGTTTGTCAAATACAGTTTTTCTTGTGAAGATTGGGGGTAAATAACAGAGGTGGCTTATGAGTATTTCTTCCAGGGTAAAAAGCAAAAGAATTCAGCTTGGACTTAACCAGGCTGAACTTGCTCAAAAGGTGGGGACTACCCAGCAGTCTATAGAGCAGCTCGAAAACGGTAAAACTAAGCGACCACGCTTTTTACCAGAACTTGCGTCAGCTCTTGGCGTAAGTGTTGACTGGCTGCTCAATGGCACCTCTGATTCGAATGTTAGATTTGTTGGGCACGTTGAGCCCAAAGGGAAATATCCATTGATTAGCATGGTTAGAGCTGGTTCGTGGTGTGAAGCTTGTGAACCCTACGATATCAAGGACATTGATGAATGGTATGACAGTGACGTTAACTTATTAGGCAATGGATTCTGGCTGAAGGTTGAAGGTGATTCCATGACCTCACCTGTAGGTCAAAGCATCCCTGAAGGTCATATGGTGTTAGTAGATACTGGACGCGAGCCAGTGAATGGAAGCCTTGTTGTAGCCAAACTGACTGACGCGAACGAAGCAACATTCAAGAAACTGGTCATAGATGGCGGTCAGAAGTACCTGAAAGGCCTGAATCCTTCATGGCCTATGACTCCTATCAACGGGAACTGCAAGATTATCGGTGTTGTCGTGGAAGCGAGGGTAAAATTCGTATGATCAGGATTGCGGCGCTACTCTCAATACTCTTAACTACCAGCGCCAATTCTGAATGCTGGATTGTCACAAACCTGCACGGGTACGGGGCAATGAATGGCGATCGTTACGAGTTTACAAAAGACAGCACGGAAGATTCCGTTTTCAACGTAACAATAAATGGCGATAAATCATCAGTTTATGAATCAGTTTCTGGCGTCTATCCAGAGATGAAATACACTGCTTTGTCATCGAACACTATGGTAGGAGAATACCAGTCTGGAGGAGGCATAACCGTTGAAACTTGGTCAATCACTACAGACAAAAAAGCTCTTTACTCCAAAGTAATGAACATCCCAGGTATGCAACAACTTACATCAACCAAATCCTTTGTTGGTGATGTAGTCGGAACCTGCAATCAGTAATCCCCACCTCAATCTCGATAACAAAAAAACAAACTATTTTCCGTTTAAAAACAATGGAGTTTGTTTTTCACGCCCCTTTTTACAATATTTCTTGTTTACAACATACAATCTTCCTTGTAATTTTAAGCCATCAGCAGGACGCACTGACCACCATTGAAGGTGAGGCTCTTAAAAATTAAGCCCTGAAGAAGGGCAGCATTCAAAGCAGAAGGCTTTGGTGTGTGTGATACGAAACGAAGCATTGGCCGGAAGTGCGAATCCGGATTAGCTGCCAATGTGCCATTGCGGGGTGTTTTCGTTCAGGACTACGACTCCCACACACAACCAAAGCTAACTGACAGGAGAATCCAGATGGATGCACAAACACGCCGCCGCGAACGTCGCGCAGAGAAACAGGCTCAATGGAAAGCAGCAAATCCCCTGTTGGTTGGGGTAAGCGCTAAACCAGTTAACCGCCCTATTCTCTCGCTGAATCGCAAACCGAAATCACGAGTAGAAAGCGCACTGAATCCGATAGACCTTACGGTGCTGGCTGAATACCACGAACAGATTGAAAGCAACCTGCAACGTATTGAGCGCAAGAATCATCGAGTTTGGTATAGCAAGCCAGGTGAGTTCGGTATAACTTGTCAAGGAAGACAAAAGGTTAAAGGGGAATCCATTCCATTGGCATGAGGTACGTAATGAAGAAGATTGATTACAAGTCCATACCAAAACCAATAGACTCAGCATCAGAGCGAAAAAAACACAAAAAAGAGGCTGAAAAATTAGCAAATTATATCAGTTTTATTAGAAACAATGCTCACGGCGATGGCGACAAGAAGTTGCTTTCAGATGCTCGGACCCAAGCGTTCGGTATACTTCGTAAGCAGATGCAATATCGTCTTCATCCTGGCTACATAATTGAAATTCGCCCTACTGAAAGACAATTGTTCTTATTAAACTCTGTCTTTGACTTTGTAAACGTAGTTGGAGATCTTATCGACAGGTCTGTAGATAAGGATCCTGATACAAATAGTTTTCTTCTAACAAATAAAGAATACTTATATGGTAAATTCGGTATAAACGGATGGCAAAAATATGTACGCTTCTTACGTGCATTCGTTGATGCGTATAAAAATTCCGACATGATTTATACATATTTGCCTGGTGGTGATAATTGTACGCTTTCGGCAGACAATAGAATATTCATACCTGTACTTGGTCTTGGGCTGATTAATGCAGTAAATGAAAAAGATGTTATAATTGTTAAGCAGTGGCGAAAATATGAGGGATATAGATATCTGCCATGCTTTGATATATTAAAAATACAGAATAAATTCTATGTAAAAATTAAATATAAAGAAGATATTTTCTTCCTCAGAAAAAACATAGATCTTTTACAAGAACTTTCTGGTACAATAGATGTCATCTTAGGTTCTAGGTTTATAAAAGAACTGAAAGAAAGCAGGTCTTTCTCTCGTGTAGAGATAAGCGAGTCAGAGTTATGGGGTATATCAAATAATCCTGTAAACCACGCTCACCAACGAAACCCAAACAAAAAGTGGTCATAACCCGCTCAGGCGGATTTCATTTTCACGCAAACAACAGAATAAACACAGCGCTGTGTATTCATTCCAACGAGTGAATACACGGAGCAATGTCGCTCGTAACTAAACAGGAGCCGACTTGTTCTGATTATTGGAAATCTTCTTTGCCCTCCAAGATGAGGGCGATTTTTTATCTGTGAGGATATGAACAGATGTCAAACATCAAAAAATACATCATTGATTACGACTGGAAAGCATCAATAGAAATTGAAATCGACCATGACGTAATGACAGAGGAAAAACTTCACCAGATTAATAATTTCTGGTCAGACTCTGAATACCGACTCAATAAACACGGCTCTGTATTAAATGCTGTATTAATCATGCTGGCGCAACATGCTCTGCTTATAGCAATTTCAAGCGACTTAAATGCATATGGTGTTGTGTGTGAGTTCGACTGGAATGATGGAAATGGTCAGGAAGGATGGCCTCCAATGGATGGTAGTGAAGGAATAAGAATTACCGATATCGATACATCAGGAATATTTGATTCAGATGATATGACTATCAAGGCCGCCTGAGCGCGGCGTTACCGCATACCAATTACGCTTCACTCGAGGCGTTTTTCGTTATGTATAAATAAGGAGCACACCATGCAATATGCCATTGCAGGGTGGCCTGTTGCTGGCTGCCCTTCCGAATCTTTACTTGAACGAATCACCCGTAAATTACGTGACGGATGGAAACGCCTTATCGACATACTTAATCAGCCAGGAGTCCCAAAAAATGGATCAAACAATTATGGCTATCCAGACTAAATTCACTATCGCCACTTTTATTGGCGATGAAAAGATGTTTCGTGAGGCCGTCGACGCTTATAAAAAATGGATATTAATACTGAAACTGAGATCAAGCAAAAGCATTCACTAACCCCCTTTCCTGTTTTCCTAATCAGCCCGGCATTTCGCGGGCGATATTTTCACAGCTATTTCAGGAGTTCGGCCATGAACGCTTATTACATTCAGGATCGTCTTGAGGCTCAGAGCTGGGCGCGTCACTACCAGCAGATAGCCCGTGAAGAGAAAGAGGCAGAACTGGCAGACGACATGGAAAAAGGCCTGCCCCAGCACCTGTTTGAATCGCTATGCATCGGTCATTTGCAACGCCACGGGGCCAGCAAAAAAGCCATTACCCGTGCGTTTGATGACGATGTTGAGTTTCAGGAGCGCATGGCAGAACACATCCGGTACATGGTTGAAACCATTGCTCACCATCAGGTTGATATTGATTCAGAGGTATAAAACGGATGAGTACAGCACTCGCAACGCTGGCAGGGAAGCTGGCTGAACGTGTCGGCATGGATTCTGTCGACCCACAGGAACTGATCACCACTCTTCGCCAGACGGCATTTAAAGGCGATGCCAGCGATGCGCAGTTCATCGCATTGTTGATCGTCGCCAACCAGTACGGCCTTAATCCGTGGACGAAAGAAATTTACGCCTTCCCTGATAAGCAGAACGGCATCGTTCCGGTGGTGGGCGTTGATGGCTGGTCCCGCATCATCAATGAAAACCAGCAGTTTGATGGCATGGACTTTGAGCAGGACAATGAATCCTGTACATGCCGGATTTACCGCAAGGACCGTAATCATCCGATCTGCGTTACCGAATGGATGGATGAATGCCGCCGCGAACCATTCAAAACCCGCGAAGGCAGAGAAATCACGGGGCCGTGGCAGTCGCATCCTAAACGGATGTTACGGCATAAAGCTATGATTCAGTGTGCCCGTCTGGCCTTCGGATTTGCTGGTATCTATGACAAGGATGAAGCCGAGCGCATTGTCGAAAATACTGCATACACTGCAGAACGCCAGCCGGAACGCGACATCACTCCGGTTAACGATGAAACCATGCAGGAGATTAACACTCTGCTAATCGCCCTGGATAAAACATGGGATGACGACTTATTGCCGCTCTGTTCCCAGATATTTCGCCGCGACATTCGCGCATCGTCAGAACTGACACAGGCCGAAGCAGTGAAAGCTCTTGGATTCCTGAAACAGAAAGCCACTGAGCAGAAGGTGGCAGCATGACACCGGACATTATCCTGCAGCGTACCGGGATCGACGTGAGAGCTGTCGAACAGGGGGATGATGCGTGGCACAAATTA